GCGCCAACTGCAGTTCGTTGCAGAGCGTCTGATGGTTTCCAACCTCCGTGTTGGCACTTCGGACAACGACGTGAACGCCATCCGTTCGATGGGCATGTTGCCGGAAGGCTACACGGTCAATGACTTCCTAACGGACCCCGATGCATTCTTCATCAAGACGGATGCTCCTCGTGGTTTTGTGCACTTTGAGCGCACCCCGCTCTCGACGGGCATGGAAGCAGACTTCGACACGGGAAACATGCGCTACAAGGCGCGTGAGCGTTACTCGTTTGGCTTCAGCGACCCCCGTGCCGTGTACGGCACGATTGGCGCTTGATCAGTCGAAAGATTAGCGTTTTGAAGGGCGGGGGTAAAACCTCGCCCTTTTCTTTTTTCCACGATACGTGCTACTATAGCTAAGTTGGACGTTCTGACCGCATAGCGGACGTTGCACAGACAGTTCGTCCATTAACCGTGCAAGGAGATAACTATGGGTAAGACTACTTTTTCGGGCCCGATTCGGGCAGGCAACATCTACGATACTACCGGGACCACCCTTGGTAGCAACGTTAAGAACGTTGGTTCTGTGGTCATGGTTCAGCATTTTCCGGTCACCCAAGCTTTGTCCGCGAGTGCTTTGTCTACAACCGTTGTGCTTCCGGCAAACAGCCATATCCTAAACATTCAACTGCTTTCGACAGTTGCATGGTCAGGCGCTGCAACAACCATTAGCATTGGTACAAGCGCAACAGCTACAGAACTTGTGTCTGCTGGCGTCACCAGCGGTGCAATTGGCGTTGCCGCCCTGACCCCCGGCACAGATGGAACTCGAACAGCGAATTGGGATGATACTGGCACTACTGATAAGCGTGTCTTTGTTCTTTCCGCAAACACTGGCGCTGGCGTAGGCACTTTGACCGTTCGCTACATTCAGGCACACGATCTGGCTTAAGGCCGGATTAAAAGGGGTAAAACATGTCCGGTTCTGATGTAAAATCAAAACGGGTCACGGCAACGGGGGCGTTCAGTGTTGGGCGCTCTCGTCTTCGTATGCTCGTCATTACGACAACTGCTACGGCAGGACGCTTGATCATGACTGACGGAAGTGGTGGCGCAACCCTCTTGGACGTTGATCTCGTTGCAAGCAACACGCATAACTTCTACGTTCCAGATGAAGGGGTTTTGTTCACGTCGGACCTGTTCATCTCGACGCTGACAAACATCACCTCGGTCACAGCCTTCTACTCATAAGGGGGGATGCCAATGGCAAAGTCTCCGGCATGGCAAAGGAAAGAGGGCAAGGATCCAAAGGGCGGGTTGAACGCCAAGGGCAGAGCTTCGGCAAAGGCCCAAGGTATGAACTTGAAGCCCCCGGCTCCGAACCCAAAGACTGAGAAAGATGCCAAACGGCGCAAAAGCTTTTGCGCACGTATGGGTGGAATGCCGGGTCCAATCAAAGACGAAAAGGGCCGTCCGACCCGGAAGGCCTTATCTCTTAAGGCTTGGAATTGCTGAGATGAACCGCTCTTCCATGTCCAAACAGATCGCTGAACCCGGAGGGAAGAGGATGGCAAAGCCAAAGTCCCGCGTTAACGAGGCTGGAAACTACACCAAGCCCACCATGCGAAAGTCGCTTTTCGAGAGCATTAAAGGTGGCGGCAAGGGGGGTTCTCCGGGCCAGTGGAGCGCGAGAAAGGCACAGATGCTGGCGCAGCAGTACAAGGCCAAAGGCGGGGGTTACAAGGATTGAAAGCTCCTCAGAAAAGCCTAAAGAAATGGGGGGACGAGGATTGGGGGACCAAGAGTGGGAAGAACTCTACCCAAGGCCCAAAGGCTGCTGGTGAAAGATACCTGCCCAAGAAAGCTCGTGCGTCTTTAACTGCTTCAGAGTATGCTGCGACTACGAAGGCGAAGCGGGAAGGCACGAAGGCTG